ATTTAAACCTCGCTGACCGAGTCGGTTGGGTGATAAGGTCGTACTGGTGGTAACTGCGAACCTAAGGACACCCTAGAAAGCAGCATTCTGTTGGGGGCGATACGGCGTTATTCGCCAGGAGAGCCCGGTGCCATAGCCGGTTGGTATGCTCCCGCAGAAGAGCCAGCAAGGTAGTATCTTGAATCGAGGACGAGTAGTGAGGTCTTGTATTTGTAGGGCCGACCATCAATCCGTGGGTGAGATTCCCTTCGGGCGCGGTATGAAAAGACCACGCCAGGACTCATGGTTTGAGCCACAACACAAAAATGCCCGCTCAGTGTCCGCGATGGATATGCCATCACTTCGCCGCATTTATAGTCGAATCCGTCCTACCGGCAGCCGCGGGGCTGGCAAGCTACCCGCGGTACACTACCCCCCATCATGAGAAACCGACGGCCTAGCCGAGCGGGAGGAGGGAGTGGCCGGCGTGGGCAATCGACGTGCGGAATAACCGGTTCTTGACCTCTCCAAAGAGGCCCCCGTCCCGTCCGGTGCCCCAAATTTTCCCCTACAAATGGAGAACTTCGAGGAGGTAGCTAACCAGCGTTTGTCCACCCGTCAACGTCGTGTTACCAAATCGGCAGAGGCCCAGGTCCACCTTACGCAGGTGTCCAGGGCTGAACGCAAGGGGAAAAAGACCCAGGACCTAGTCCGGCGCAACGCGGCTGCTGCCAAAGCTGCGCGCCATAACAAGACCATGTACTCCGACGACGGCAATGATGAGATCCAAGTAGCAAGGGACCTCATGATAGCAGGGGCCATGGCAAAGGCTGAGGCGGTTTGGTTGCGCATGGGGATACCCACCCATGTGCTCCCCATCGTCAGACGAGAGATCCACCGGGGACTGCTTTTCGCTGCTCCCGAGACTTTCGCCAGACGCATGGCCGTCACGGCCTTGATAGTCGCCCGTCACCTAACTCCGCGGTTGTATAGCGCGGATGAGGTTGAGACTATGCTTAGGGCGGCTGGTGTTGAACCTAATCCGGGCCCGACCCGTGGGTACGACATCGAAGAACCGGAGCAGTGCGCCAAGGTAGCGGTGACGTTCGAGGAAGCGGGACAACGGCGGCGTACTGTCGCTGCGTGTCCTTACGAGAACGCCATGATCTACACGGCAGACCTGCCAGGTTCTAAGGGGCCGACGGCGTGTTGTCCCCTCTGCGGCCTTGAGGTGAACGCCAACAAGAGTCGCGCGCGCCGGCTTTACGGATACCACCGTATAACCGTCATGCCCGAGGACGTGGTTGTCCAGCAGATCCTGGGACTCATAACGCCCCAGGGAGCCGTGCCCGATTCTTCCCTCAAGACCCAGAAAAAGCCTCGCAAGCTGGTTTGTTCCGCAGGTGCAGCCAGTGCCGCCGACGCCATCCCCACGCCTCCTCCGGTTCCGAGCGCTCCGCCCGCTCCGGTAGAGGTGGTGGTGATCCCGGCAGCCCCGCCGATGTCCCTCCGACCACCCACCCCTAGGGTTGCCAAACCCAGCCAACTGAACCCGATTGCATTGCGCAGTCGTGGAGCTCAGCTTAAGAAGGCGGGAAGTAAGAGGACCGACATTTGCGAGGCGCGGAGATCTCTCAAGCCCGCCGAAGAGAAACCCGAGTTGGTTAACAAGGGCCATATCCTCCGCGGGGATGACTTGAAGATATTCGCTGCGAAGCTGGCTCCCAGACCGGGCTGTATTGAGAGGGCGCTCTTGTGGCCCAAAACAGCCTCAACCGATGAACCTGCTCGCAGTGTCATCCAGGAGATCGAAGAGCTCCAAGCAGGAGTCAGGGTTGTGACCGACGAGAATGTAAAAGCCCAGCCAGGAAAGGTCGAGGTTGCGCACGTTACTGTGCAGCAGCGTAGGATCAACTGGTTGAGCTGCTGCGCGCGAGCGGCCATAGGGGTGCTTTCCGCACCCTTGTTGGCCGTAGACGCAGCCATATTAGCCGGAAAATCCCTGGCGGCCGTCGCCACATTCGGGGCGGCCGTACTCCACTATGGTTACGACGGGGGAGAATGGGTGGACCCGAGACCGGAAGAAGACGGTTCGCCTATAGAGCTCTGCCCCGTAACCGACGCCGCCATAGGTGCGGGTGTCGCGCTCATGAATCGGATCGGCCTCAATACCGACGCAACGAGAATTGAGGAGACCCGGGTTCAGTACGCCACCGGCATATTGACGGCGGTCGCCCAGGAGCATGGTCCGGGCGACGAGGCTTTGGCCGCAAACGCGGTGGCCAAGGTACTAAGGTCGGCCTCCCTCCAGATCCCGGCCGAACGGGCCCTGGAGATTAAAAGAGGCACTGTGGCAGCCGTCAAGGCCACAGCCGAATCGCAGCTTTTTCAGAGCGGCCGCCGGTTCACCCCGACCGTGCGGCCCAACATCGTTCTCTGAAGGGGGCCACTTTCGCCATGGGAGCGCGTTCTACTGAGATGCCGCTCCCTAAGCCTAAGTCCGCCCTCGCGGACGGCACTGATAAGATCAGGCCAGCCATGAACGTTAGGACGAGGTCCAGGAGAGCCCGTCGCGCGATGTTTCGTGCGATGATCTGTCGCATACCTGGATTCGCCCCAATCTGCTGCGATACGAACGACCCGGAGACCCAGGCTGACGGCATGAGGAAGCGACTCATGCGTGATCTGCCTGTGCCAGACCCCATCATCTTACAGGACTTTGCCGCCTTCGTCAGGGCGTGGCTTATCAAGCACGTCGACAAGGCGCCCTGCCGCATGACGCTGGAGGAGTGGCTCGATCAAACAAACTACTCTGAAGGTCGGAAGGCGGAAATCAGGGCGGCTTCTGAACTCTGTCGTGGAGGTAGACCTAACCGACACGAGGCCATGAAAGTCAAGAGCTTTGGAAAGACTGAATCTTATGCCGTTTACAAGTTCCTGCGCTGGATCAATTCGCGCAGCGACAAGGTGAAGGCATGGTTCGGACCGCTGATGAAGTCAGTTGAGTCCATAATCTACAAGCTAAGGTGGTTCATCAAGCACGTCTCTGTGCCGGACCGCCCGGGCAAGCTCTCCGGCTTGGCGCGTTCAGGGCTGAGGTACTTTCTCTCGGACTTTACCGCTTTCGAATCCCACTTCACACCTGAAATCATGAATTCGTGTGAGATGTTGCTGTACCGGCACGTCCTCGGTTTCATGACGGAAGACGAGGCCGACTTCATGCAGTCGGTCTTGACAGGCCAGAACCGTCTGCGGACTCGGCAGGGGGTTTTCGCCACTGTGAAGGGGAGGAGAATGTCGGGCGACATGTGCACTTCCATAGGAAACGGGTTTACTAACCTGATGCTGGCTATGTACTTGGCTAACAAGAAAGGTGTGGACCCTGACGACTTCCTAGGATATGTGGAGGGTGATGATGGCATCTTCGCCCTGCCGATCGAACTGAATGCGGAGGACTACAAGCCACTCGGATGGACCATCAAGATCCGGGAGGTCGAGCATCCCTGCACCATGATCCCACTGCGCAAGGAACCCGAAGATCCCGCCGAAGGAATGTACTTTTCGGCGTTTTGCGGGATTGTCTGTTCTGAGGATGGTGACATCCTCCGTGATCCCCGGTCTTTCCTAGCGAACTTTGGCTGGACTAGCTCCTGCGTGCATGCGGGAGACAAAGTTCTCAAAGAACTGCAGCGCGCCAAAGCGCTTAGTGCGGTTTATGAGACCCCAAACTGTCCTATAGTAGGGGCCCTGGCAAGGAAGGCACTAGAATTGACTCGTGGGTGTGTGGCGCGCTTCGTCGACGACGGGTTTCATTATGTCCCACGCGACGAGGGTAAAGTGTTGGCGAAGGTAGGGGCCCTCAACCCGTCCTTAGCCACCAGGGAGCTGTTCTCTAGGCTCTTTGGCATTTCACCGGAGGTGCAGGTCATGATCGAGGAACGTTTCGCTCATGGGAACTTCAACGTCATGGACCTGGTCGCGCCGAATTCTGACACGCTTCATTACGAGGCCAGATTCGTCGAGGTGGGTTGAGGGGTTACC